GTCAAATGGATTGAAGATGATATCGTGAAAGGTACAAGATAATGCTTAAACCAGTATATAAAGATGTCACCGAATTTAGTTGTGATGATCTTTATGCTCATGCAGTAATGGCACCAGCAGGTCGCATTATCTGGGATAAATGCCATGAGATTGCTCACATGCTCATAGAGAAGAATATTTCATATGGAAATTCATTTCAAAAACCTATTGGTATTTTTAGTAAATTACCAGCAAGGGAACAAACTTTAATCAGAATAGATGATAAATTAAATAGATTAGCTTCTGGACAAAGTTTTGGCGATGAGGATACGATCTTGGATCTTGTAGGGTATCTAATACTCTTATTGGTTCTTGATGATAAGAATCGGTAGTTTATTTTTATCTATGATATAATATTATTATGAATAAGGGACAGAAGAAAAGTAAGAATTTTTCTAGAAATATGATAAATATTGGGGATAACTATAATAGTTGGACGATTATTCGTCATGAATATCAAGGTAATTGGTTGTGTAGATGTGTGTGTGGCACAGAAAAAATTGTAGATGGGTATACACTTATTAAAGGAACCAGTCGTCAATGCCATATATGCGGGAATAAAGAAAGAGCTAGCAAGTTAAAGATAGGGGGCGATCATGTTGCCGCTAAACAAGCATATGCTAAGTCTAGAGCACAAGCAAAAGAGAGAGGCTTTGAGTATAATTTAAGTTTTGATTTTTTTTATTCTATAAGTAAAAAAGATTGTTATTATTGCAATTCATCCCCAGAAGGAGGGTACTGGGAAAATTCTTCTTATAAAAAAGATTGGCATGAAGCCTTTATTTCAAATGGTATTGATAGGTTTGACAACCTTATTGGATATTTAGAGGAAAATGTAGTCCCCTGCTGTATTCGTTGTAACAGAGCTAAAAATAATATGAGTATAAAAGAATGGAAAGAAAAAATTATACAATGGAATGAATGGCTTAATAAATATATGCTTGACATGAACAGTAGTAAAGAGGTATAATTAGATATGCCAATTTATCAATATTGCTGTATAGAGTGTGATGAAGATGTTGAAATAACTAGAGGATTTAATGATCCAGAAGAAATCCCTGAATGCCAGCTAGGTCATAGAATGACAAGAGTTTACAATACATTTGGCATCCAATTTAAGGGTGGCGGATTTTATAGTACGGGAGGCTAAATGTCAGAATTAGAAGTTGCAGGTCAGTTTGATCAAATGAATAAAGTCGTTGAAGAATTGCTGAAAGGTAGTACTTCATCGCAAATTGCTAAAACAACAGGCTTAACTCGTGTGCAAGTTGACAACCATATCAAGACTTGGAAAGAATTAGTCCAAGATAACACTGCTATTAAAGCTCGTGCTAAGGAAGCTTTGGCGGGAGCAGATGAGCATTACAGTATGCTTATTAAAGAAGCTTGGAAAACATTAGAACAAGCAGATGCTCAAGATGCATTACCTGTTAAAACACAAGCACTTAAATTAATTGCTGATATTGAAGCAAAGCGTATTGATATGCTTAATAAAGCAGGAGTTTTAGAGAATAGTGATTTGACAGATCAGATTCTAGAGTCGGAACGTAAGCAAGAAATTCTTGTAAGTATTTTAAAAGAAGTTACTGCTAATTGTGACCATTGTAAGTGGGAAGTAGCAAAGAGATTATCAGAAGTGACTGGGCAAGTTGAAGCGGTAGTAATTAATTAATGTCAGATTTTAATATCTTTTTAGACGCTTTAAGCGGTGATGAGTTTGATGAAACTCCTGTATCTGTGGAACAGTTTGTAACAGATAAGGCGTATCTTGGATTACCACCATTATCTGAAAATCAATATATAATGATTCGTGCTTCTACACAAATTTATAAACAAGATACATTAATAAAAATTTATGGCGAAGATGAAGGCCGTAAAATCTTTAAACAAACATGTAATGAAATTATTATGCAGTTAGGTAAGGGTTCGGGAAAGGACTATACATCAACTATTGCTTGTGCTTATGTTGTGTATCTATTGCTATGCCTTAAAGATCCCGCAGTTTATTTTGGTAAGCCACCTGGAGATGCTATTGATATTATTAATATTGCTATTAATGCTGTTCAAGCTAACCGAGTATTCTTCAAAGGTTTTAATCAAAGAATTGAGAGATCCCCTTGGTTTCAAGGAAGATATATTGCTAAAGCAAATATGGTTGAATTTGATAAAGGTGTAACAGTTCACTCAGGTCACTCAGAATCAGAAGCCTGGGAAGGTTATAACGTATTGATTGTTATCCTTGATGAGATTTCAGGATTTGAATTGGAATCAACATCTGGACACCAGAATGCAAAAACTGCATCATCTATTTATAAAATGTATAAAGGATCTGTTACATCTCGTTTCCCAGATTTTGGAAAAATTATTTTGCTTTCATTCCCACGTTTTAAACTTGACTATATTCAACAAAAATATAATGAAGCGGTGGCAGAAAAAGAAGTAGTTCTTAGACATCATAAGTTTAAAGTAGATCCAGATCTGCCAGATGGTACAACAGGTAATGAATTTGAGATTGAATGGGAAGAAGACCATATCATTTCATATCGTATGCCTAAGATATTTGCATTAAAGAGACCTACATGGGAAATCAATCCTACTCGTAAAATTGAAGATTTTACAGAAGCTTTTTATAGTGATCCACAAGATGCACTTATGCGTTTTGCATGTATGCCTCCAGATTCAACAGATGCGTTCTTTAAAAATAGAGCAGTCATTGAAAAAGCATTTGCTAATCCTAAATTAAATGTAGACGAGTATGGTAGATTTGATGATACATTTAAGCCTAATCCAGAGCGTACTTATTTCATGCACGTTGACTTGGCTCAAAAGCATGACCATTGTGCAGTAGCATTAGCACACGTTGAAGGCTGGGTTACAATGAAAATTGGTGAGAACTATAAACAAGCAGCACCTAGAGTTGTAGTTGATGCAGTAAGATATTGGACACCTACAGCATCAAAATCAGTTGATTTTACAGAGGTTAAAGATTACATTATCTCCATTAGAGATCGTGAATTCAACCTTAAGATGGTCACATTTGACCGTTGGAATTCACATGATATGATGCAACAGCTTGGCGTACATGGAATTAAAACAGAAATCTTATCAGTAGCAAAGAAACATTATGAAGATATGTCTCTTACTTTAACTGAAGAAAGATTACATGGTCCAAAAATTCAGTTACTTATTGATGAGTTGTTACAACTTCGTATTGTTAAGGATAAGGTAGACCACCCAAGAAAAGGCTCTAAAGACCTTTCTGACGCAGTTTGCGGAGCAGTCTTTAATGCGATATCATTAACACCACCAGATGCTGACAGAGAAGTAGAAATCTATAATTACTCTGGAGTGTTCGGTGATGAATTAGAACAATTAAAGCGGGAATCAGATGCAAGATTAAAGAATACTATTAAGTTTCCAGAAAAGAAAGTTATGCCAGCAGATATAAGAGACTTCTTTGATGATGATGATAGTGAATACAAAGATATAGTTGACAACTTCCGAATACTCTAGTAGACTACATCTACAATAACAGATAAGGAATACAATGCTAGCAAACGGAACTATTAAAACAATTGAAGATGAAGAAGATATTTATATTAGTTTAACTTCACTATGTGAATATTTTGTGCAATCATCAGTAAATATGAGACAAGAAATTAAACACAGCAATCCAGCAGATAAGCGTTATGCAAGTGGTCTTTATGATATGATGCATACAATTGCACAGGAAATTGTTGAACTTGGAAAGTTTGAAGCACAACGCCGTATGATTGAAAGTCCAGAAGACTTATTGAGAATGATTGACAAACATAATGGCAATAGTGTAGAATAAGATAGTATTCCCCGATAGTTTAGTGGCAAAACCTACGGCTGTTAACCGTAAGATCTTGGATCGTTACCAGGTCGGGGAGCTAAAAATTATTATCCATCTAACAGGGAGAGTATACTATGAATATGACAGCAGAAGCAGTAGAAGATGTAGTAGTTGAAAAAACTTATGTGCTTGGACCACAAGATCGTTGTGATTCTTGTCAAGCAGAAGCATTAGTTTGGGTAAATGGAGTTAATGGTGAATTGTTATTTTGTCGTCATCATTTTAATAAGCATGAAGCAAAACTTCGTGAGTATGCCTATGAAATTGTTGATGAAAGAAGTAAGTTAGAACAAAATAGACTTATAGGGTCTGCAAACTAAAAGTTCAAGCTCCAATAGCTCAATTTGGTGAGAGCATCAGTCTTATATACTGACGGCTGTAGGTTCAAATCCTACTTGGAGTACAAGGCTATATGCAACACACCTTAGAGTGGTATAGTTACATATAACAAATATAGGTACCCGTACGTAAGAGTTCGGGGAGATAGGGCAGACATTCTGTGCTGGAATACTTGCATATAGCCCCTTTTAATGTATAATAGAACTACTATGACAGATGCCCACGATCAAAATATGACTTTTTCAATTCTGGCACATATACCAGAACATGATCCACGAGAAAAAGATCCAAATTATAAATATTTCAACGCTGCTAAAAAGAAAATTAAAGCAGCGGGGCTTTGGAAGTGTGCTATTAATGATGATCTTTGTGGTGGACAGATGGAATTACATCATACACATGTTGAATTCTCACAAATTCCCAACGCTGATAAAGCTAAAATAGAAGAATATTTTGGCTTACATTTTACAGATGATCAAGCATTTGCTGAATGGTTGGAATCCCCAGGCAACCTTGAGGTACTGTGTACAAATCATCATAGAACCCATTACGGTATTCATACTTTGCCACATGCACTTTGGGAATCCCTCCGATTTAGAAAGGTGGGGACTTTGCCAGCAGCAGAGGTAGTCAAAAAGTCAGATATGAAAAACCGTAAAGTCAGTGATATAATTAAACCTGGAGGAAATAAAAATGGCAATAGCGACACAAATAGTAGCAGTTAGTTCTAGCACACCAACATTGGTAAGTATTCCACAAGCAAATGAAGCACCTTATGAAGTTAAGTCTTCTTTTTCAATTCAAAATCTAGACAGTTCAATAACTGTATATCTTGGAGGATCTTCAGTCACATCTTCAAATTTTGGATATCAGCTACTTCCTGGAGCAGATTACACGGGTGATTTTCTACCATCAGATCAGCTTTATGCAATTGCAGCATCTGGAACACCAAATGTTGCAGTATTAGCAGCGGAGGTTTAATATGTCTATTAAAACTAATCATCCTGCAGTTTTATATTACGGTAATTTTTATGATACAACTACACAAACAAATGCAGGATCCACATCAGCCAATCTTGTAACTATCAATACAACTCAAAATTCCAAAGGAATTACAGTAGGATCTCAAGGTAAAATTACCTTTCAAAATGCTGGGGCTTATTTAATTAACTTCTTAGGTCAATTTGCATTTACTGGTGGAGCAAGCAACTATGGAGTAACTGTTTGGTATGCTAAAAATGGAACTATTGTTCCAAATTCATCATATACATTTACCACAACAAGTAGTCAAGGTGCTCAAACTTTGGCAAACTTAGAAGACATTTTCGTTGCAGTACCTGGGGATTATATTCAAATTTATTGGAGTGCACAGGCAACAGGAATGGCTTTAACTCCAACTGCAGCGGGAACAAATCCTACTCGTCCAGCATCACCAAGCTGCAACCTTGTAGTTTATAACGTAGGATAATTATGCCATATCATATTGAACGTGAAGGTAATAAGTTTAAAGTTGTAGTAGATGCAACTGGTAAAGTCGTTGGAACCCACCCTTCAAAAGTTCAAGCACAAGCACAACTTGGAGCATTATATGCAAATGTCCCAGATGTTAAAAAAGAACGTGGAACAATCGCAGGAGATTCTTCAGCTAATTCTGGTCGTATAAGCGGTGGAGTTGGCTGGAAAATTGAATTTAATACACCAGATTGTCAACATGGTTGGTCAGTAATTAAAGTTGGGTCGGGACAATCAATAGGCTGTTTCTTCAAAGAAGAAGATGCACAAGCAGCATTAGAAGCCTTAGCTGTAACAGAACCAGTAGTTAAATGTATGACTTGTGGATGTGATATGCCAGGAGTTGACCATATCTGCATTGATAGTGATGTTAAAAAAGATGATGTCTCTGGTCAAACAAAACAAAATGAACAAGATGGAATTGGTTCATTGAATTTTTGGAATGGATCATTTGCTCCAGTAATTGGCGGTCAAGCATCAGGTGGATGGATGTCAACATATAACTCTCCTACACAGCATGATGGTAAGCAAAGTGTAGGGTTTGGCAACCATAGCGACCCTCATGGTCGCAGCAATC